AAGCTGGCTAAGAAAGCCACTAGTATTAATTATCTACCCTATTAGCTGTATCCCAAGAATACTAATATCAATCAACCGAATACATACAAAGCTATTCTGGCGTGAATTACTCATCGACTTCCGCATAGCTTGGAACGGATATCATGGAATCAAGTAGCTTTACCCCCAATTATGTAATCGCAGGTAACTACACTGCTGGCACTATGCCACCCGTAGCAACCAATAAAGGTATGTTCGCATGGGATACTAACTTCGCATGTTATATGCAATCAGACGGCACAACATGGAAACCTACCTGTGCTGGTGTATCAACTTACACAGGGAATACTAATGCTAGTGGTGACTACACGGTGGTGTTTGCAATAGAGAAATCAGGTATCCCTAACGTACAACCTTCACTACAACCACCTAATAATGCGGCGATGGTCTGTAGACTAACCGCAGCATCTACTACAGGCTTTACGGTAAAGGTAGAACAGAGAACCTCTATCACTGTATTAGCTGTAGACCTTTTAAGTTTTGCAGTCACTAACGTCAACAATCAAGCATTAAAAGTATTGGTCATTGATTAATGAAAGACATCTACCAAGTAGGAGAGGCTACCTGCGACCTTGAGGACTTCGAGGAAAAAGGCTTTAACCAGAACTCTAAGGTTAAATGGTTAAGGAATCTTTACGTCCCTCCTGAAAGCCGTAAGCAAGGGTTAGCACATAAGCTCCTGCAACAACTAGGCAAGGAAGCAGACCAAGCACAAATCGCCTTGATGATTGAATGCCGACCATACGAAGAAAACAGCATCGACTATGAATCACTAGAAGCTATGTACCGTAAGAATGGATTCGTAGTATTGCAGCAAGAGCCTAAGTTAATGGTAAGGATTCCAGTTCCACCATTTATCCTGGCTAACTTGCAAAAGAAACCAGTCAGCCAAATAATCACTAACCTATACAACTAAATGAACAGATTAAAAGAAATAGTCTTACTGACGAAAGATATGAATTTACCGCTAGATAAATTACAAGAGCTAATCAAAGAAGCAATAGAAATAAGTAGGCTAACACTAAACAGGTAACGGTTACTTTAACCGTGTCATCCATAAAGGATATGCATCATGGCAGAGATTTACAATCTGTTAGACCCGCGCGACAATAGCCTTAAGTATATCGGCAAAGCTAATGATTCAATAAAAAGACTCAAAGGGCATTTGACGGAAACAAGACGAACAACGCCGCTTTATCAATGGATTAAAGAACTACGAGATTTAAACTTAACGCCAATACTTAAAGTTGTTTTAATTGTGGATGATTGGCAATCAGCAGAACAGAGTGAAATTTCTAAAGCTATCAGCGTAGGTGTTAATCTATTAAATGTAGCTAAAGGCGGAAACGAGCCTTACTGCTCAAATGAAGTAAGAGCAATGAACGCAATCAACAATACAAAACTAAGAACATCAAGAGAATTTAAATTAATTACTTACAACCTAAAAAGACAACTTGGAATGTTGCTTAAACAAGGTTATGTAAGAGAATCAACTAAGGTAAAACTCCGATTAGCTGCTAAACTAAAACCACAGTTATTTGGTTGCTTTGCTACTTGCTAACAGGATAAAAACAAGATGGCAAATACAACAGGTAAAGGCGGCTTTGAAAAAGGTAAAAGTGGCAATCCAAATGGCAGGCCTTCATTAAGTGAAGAAGAAAAGGAACTTGAGGCTGCTTGCCGAGATAAAAGCTTGAGGGCTTTAGAAATCATCACATCAATAATGGAAACTGGTGAAAACGAGCGCAATAGAATTACAGCAGCATTAAGTGTAATAGAGCGAGGCTATGGTAAGCCTAGGCAATCAGTCGAATTAAGCGGTGAATTGAACGTAGGATTCCACGAGATATTGATTAAAGCCCGTGAACGCGCTGGAAGTTAGTTTAATAGAAGATGTAGCAGCCTTCTACGATAACCCGTTAGGCTTCGTTAAATACATCTTCGCATGGGGTGAAGTCTCACTCAAAGACCAGTCAATAGATAAGTGGCAAGAAGATACACTCATTGCCATTGGTGAGGCTGTTAAGAACGGTGCAACTATAGGCGAAGCTGTAAGAATAGCCATTGCATCAGGTCATGGTATCGGTAAGACCGCATTTGTAAGCTGGGTGATACTTTGGTTCATTTCTACCAGAGAGTTCCCGCAGATAGTCGTAACATCAAACACAGCCAATCAACTGAGCGCTAAGACTTGGCGTGAATTGGCGAAGTGGCATCGGTTAGCGATTAACAAACACTGGTTTGAGTGGACCGCAACTAAGTTCTACCATAAGCAATATCCTGATACATGGTTTGCCTCAGCAATCCCTTGGTCCATCAATAACAGTGAAGCCTTCGCAGGTACGCATGAGAAACATGTGTTAGTAATCTATGATGAAGCTTCTGGTATTCATGACCAAATATGGGAAGTGACCGAAGGGGCTATGACAACCGCTGGTGCGATGTGGTTAGCTTTCGGCAACCCAACCAAGAATACAGGGCGATTCAGGGAGTGTTTCGGAAAGTTCAAGCATCGCTGGATAACCAGACAGATTGATTCACGCGAGGCGAAACAAGCCTCATTACCGCAAATTCAACAATGGGTTGATGACTATGGCGAAGATTCAGACTTTGTACGCGTGCGTGTGCGTGGTGTGTTTCCTCGTGCTGGTTCTAATCAGTTTATTGGCGCGGATATAGTTGAGAACTGTAGAAGCTATAAAGCCCAAGGTTACGAAGGACTGGAAAGATTGTTAGGCGTGGATGTGGCTAGGTTCGGCGATGACCAGTCAGTCATATTGAAACGTCAAGGCCGTAAAGTATTCGAGCCTATTAAGTTCAGAGGCTTAGACACTATGTCTCTTGCTTCAAGAGTAGTAGAGCAGATAGACGAATACAAACCTGACGCTACCTTTATTGATGGCGTAGGTGTCGGTGCTGGTGTAATAGACCGAGTTAAGCAGTTACGACCATCGGCTAATATAATCGAAGTGAATGCAGGCTCAAGACCAAACAACCCTGAAAAGTATTTCAACAAACGCGCTGAGATGTGGGGATTGACCAGAGATTACTTAAAAGCTCAAGCTGAACTCCCGCAAGACAACGAGCTACTCGAAGAACTCCAGGCAGTTGAATACGGATTCAGCCCCAAACAACAAATACAGATTGAGAAAAAGGAAGATATGAAAGCTCGCGGACTATCAAGCCCTGACGTTGCAGACGCATTATGTCTGACCTTTGCCGAGAACATCATTAGAGCAGAAGAACAGCCAGAAGTTGAACATGGATACGGCGATGCAAATGGGTGGATGGGATAATGGCTAAGAAAAAACCATTAACCGACAATAAAGAACTCACTGTAGTAGAACGTGCGCATAAGTTCTTTGCAAAGTGTGTCACGCATGAATCAGAACAACGCATTCAGGAGATGGATGACATACGCTTTGTAGGCCTGTTAGAGCAGTGGCCTGAGAACATCCGCGCTATACGCGAAGGCGACCCGCAAGGTGCTAGACCATGCTTAGTCGTGGATAAGGTAAATCAATATGTTAATCAAATAGTTAACTCTATCCGTGAGAATCGCCCTTCTATCAAAGCTCGACCAGTAGATGACAATGGTGATATAGAAGTAGCAGAAGTCTACCAAGGGATAATTCGTCATATTGAGGATGCTAGTAAAGCAGATATTGCTTATGATTGGGCAGGCGAAAGTGCAGTTAAATCAGGATTGGGTTATTTCCGTATCCTGACTGAATATGTTGGAGATTCATTCCAACAAGAGATTCGCATCGCCCGGATCCGCAATCGTTTTACGGTGTACTTTGACCCTAACAGCAAAGAGCCTGACGGTTCAGACGCCATGGAAGTATTAATCACCGAGAAGATACCTAGGAAAGACTTCGAAGCACAATACCCTGACTGTTCCACTAGTGATTGGGAACAAACCACAGGCGACGGTGACTGGTACGATGACGATACAGTTAGGATTGCGGAATACCTCTACATTACCAAAGAGAAGCAAGATTTACATTTACTCGCTGATGGCAATACCATTTTTGCCAAAGAGTATCTAGAGAAATACGCACCTAACGTTGAGATGATAGAAGGCATAGAGCCGCCACCGCAAATTATCAAGACGCGTAAAGGTGAAAAGACTACTGTTAACTGGGCTAAGGTTTGCAATGAACCTAAACCATTAGATGAAACTGTCATTCCAGGTAAGTTTATCCCTGTCATCCCTGTCATTGGCATTGAGACCGACTTAGATGGTAAAAGATACCTGAGAGGCATTGTAAGGGGTGTTAAAGACGCGCAAAGGATGTACAACTATAACCGTTCAACCATTGCTGAAAGTCTTAACCTGACGATTAAAGCACCCTATATCGGGGTTGTCGGGCAATTCAAGACCAAAGGCGCACAATGGGCATCTGCAAATAGAGTTAACTATCCATACTTAGAGTATGACCCTGTTAATACAGGAGGAGGATTAGCGCCACCCCCTCAAAGACAATCATTTGCTGGCGTACCAACAGGTTTATTGCAGGACATCCAAACAAGTGAACATGATATACAAGCAGCATTAGGCATGTATCAAGCCTCTATCGGTCAAGATGGTAACGCTAAGTCTGGCAGGGCATTGAACGCACAGCAAAAAGCTGGCGACATGGCGACCTTCATGTTCCCTGATAACCTGTCTAAATCTATCCGTCATGCAGGTAGAATCATTGTTGGGCAAATCCCATTTATCTATGATACCGCACAAGTGGTAAGAATATTAGGTGAAGACGGTACAGCCGATTATGCCAAGATTGACCCTGAACAAACTGAGGCCATCACAGAGCAGCGTGATGAGAACGGCGCTATCAAGAAAATCTATAATCTTGGAGTAGGTAAGTACGATGTAACGATTACTACAGGCCCAGGCTATGCCACTAAACGTATGGAAGGTGCTGACTTCTTAACACAATTAGTCCAGACATCACCTGACTTGATGCCGGTGATTGGTGACTTGTTATTCAAGTCAATGGATATGCCTTACTCACAAGAGATTAGCGACCGCATGAAGCGCATGATGCCAGCACAATTGCAGGATGGTAAAGACGGTGAAAGCGCAGAAGTCATGCAGGTCAAACAGCAAGCCAAGCAAGCCGTTGACCAACTTTCCCAACAACTGGACGCTGCCCATCAGGCTATGCAGGAAGCTGAGCAGGAAGCCAAGCAACTGAAAGACAAGGCTGATTCAGTCGAAGGCAAATTTGCATACGACAACAAGAAGCTTGAGATAGACCGTTACAACGCAGAAACACAACGCCTCAAGGTCGAACTAGATGCGGCACAACAGGAAGCTTTAGACCCAGCCCGTATCCAAATGATAGAGGATGCTGTAGCGGCACTCATCGACCATATTCCAGCCCCAATAGAACCACCAATTGAGCAGTTACAACCCGAGCAGCCGATTAACGGCATGGAGACACAATAATGGCATTTGCAGGCATAGATGATGGCTTAGGCTATCAACAATTCACGTGTGACACATCAACAGGCTTAACCTTGACATCACCAACGGTATTAGGTACACCAGCCTATTTCCTGATTAAACCAGAGGCGCAAGCCGTGAGATGGCGCGATGATGGCGTAGCCCCAACCGCAACCGTTGGACAACCGTTGGCAGCTGGTGAAGCTTTTAAATACGATTCAAAGAACATTGCAAAGTTACGCTTTATCAGCCAGACAGCAGGCGGCATTATCAACGCCACTGCATACGGTAAATTGCCTTAAACATATTTCAGCTTTAAACCTTATCGGCTAGGTTAACCGAGTCCCTCAGGGAGTTTTAAAATGTCAGATATAGAACCAACTGTAATAGATTTAGAACCACAAGCAGCACCAGTAATAGAGCCGTCACCTGTAGCGGAAAATGCAGAGCCACCAACGGAAGAAGGTGAGGGTACGCAGCCCGAAGATAAACCAGCGGATAAGACATTCACCCAAGCTGAGCTTGACGAGATTGTCCAAAAGAGAATCAGTAAGCTTGAGAGAAAAGCACTAAAGGAACGTACTGAGCTGGAAACACGGCTCAAAGTTCAGCAAGAGACGCAAGTTAAGCCAGTTGTGATGGATGACGAGCCTAACGTTGAAGATTTCACCGACTATACCGACTACCTGAAAGCCCTAGCTAAACATACTGTTAAGCAGGAAAGACTCTTACAGGCACGTGAGGAAGAAGATGGGAAACGAAAACAGGCCAACAGCACGCGTGTAGAACGTTTAGGAGAATTGCAACACAGAGTAATAGATAATGGCGAAAGAAAATATGATGACTTTGAGGATGTGGTTAAATCCGATAAAGTAGATTATTCAGAGGCCGCCATATATTCAATACTCGAAAGTGACATTTCTCACGAAATATTCTATCACCTTGCTAAACATCAGGACGAAGCTAAACGCATTGCAGACCTCCCCGCTTATGCTCAAGCCAAAGAAATCGGTAAATTGGAAGACAGATTACTTGCCAAAACGCCAGTAAAAGCTTCTAACGCACCAAAACCAATAGAGCCTATCGGTAGCAACTCTGGCTCGTCTAAGTCACTTGAAGAAATGTCCCCAGCGGAATATATCGAGGCTAGACGAAAACAGAAACCGAAATGGGCATAACCCAATAAGACGTAGCCGCTTCAATGCGGTTTTTTTACGTCATTAATTAAGGAAATATCATGTCTAACGTTTTAGTCACTTGTAGTCTTATTGCCAAGGAGTCTCTAGCTATCCTAGAGAACATGCTTGGCTTCTCTGCCAATGTTAACCGTGATTGGGAGGATGAATTCAAAGGCAATCAATCCCGTGGTTATTCACCTGGCGCTACTATCAACATCAAAAAACCACCACGTTACACATATCGTTCTGGTCGAGTAGCCGTTCCACAAGCCACGACAGAAACAACCGTGCCATTGACTGTCAATCAAGGCGGTGTAGATTTAAACTTCACTGGCTTTGAGCGTACCCTATCTGTTCAGCAATTTGAACAAAAAATGATGGCTGGTGTAGCAACGATTGCCAACGAGATTGACCGTCAAGGTCTTGACTTGGCACGTACAGCAGCTTTCAACACATTAAATACAACAGGTGCATTACCCACCACTCAATTAGGCGCTACTCAGGTATTCACTGATGCCAACCGCCGCCTGGATGAAATGGGCGCACCGCGTGACAACCAACGTGCATTTATCTTGGGTCCTGGCTTAAATGGTGCTGCCGTATCTGGTTTAGCTGGCCTATTTAATGATTCAGCTAAGCTGAATAAGCAGTATGGTCGCGGTTTAATGGTAGATAGCTTAGGCTTCAATATCGCTATGGACCAGAACGTGGCTACACAAACCAACGGTTCAGCGGCGGTGACTAACATCAACGGCGCAGGTCAAACAGGTGCAGCCATTACAATATCAGCCATCACCGGAACTTTGACTAAAGGACAAGTCATTACCTTGCCAGGCGTCTTTGCCGTTAACCCACAAAACCGTAGTTCTACGGGTGTATTGGCTAACTTTGTCTTAACAGCCGATGTCGCCACTACTGGAACTTCATTGCCAATCAGTCCGGCGATTGTAACAAGTGGACCATTCCAGAACGTAACAGCCTCACCAACTACAGGCCAGCCTTTCGTATTGATTGGTGCAGCTTCGACAGCTTACCAAGCGAACGTTGCTTACCATAAAGATGCATTTACCCTTGCAATGGTGCCAATGTATGCCCCACCAGGCGGTAAAGGTGTTGTGGATGTATCGCAAATGTCACATAACGGCTTCACGGTAAAAGCCACAACCTTCTACGATGGCGTGAATGATAACTATATCACCCGTTTAGATGTGTTGTTTGGCTGGTCTGCAACCTACCCAGAACTTGCTGTTAAATGGTACTCAGTATAATCAATAACTTAGGCGATTAATCTCGCCTATTCTATAAAGGAATAATCATGGCAGTGCTCTTAAGTCGTAACTATGCTGGCTATTTATCAGGTACGGTAGTCAATCTATCTACTGATGTAGAAACCAATCTTATCAACCAAGGCTATGCAACTGCATCAACGCAAGCCTTAACCTCCACCGGTGCTGTAACAGCTAACGTTAACTTCGGTATTTGTGCAATCGCAGCAGGCGCTTCATCTGTAGTCATTACCAACTCACTGGTAGACGCTAACTCCATTGTGACGGCATCAGTACGCCAAGCGGCAGCAGACGGTACTTTGTTACGTGTTGAACGTATCGTTCCGGCAGCCGGTTCATTCACTATCTACGGCACAGCCAATGCGACAGCGACAACGCTGATTTCATGGGCAGTCGGCTTGCCTTACGGTGATAGTATTCGCAATTGATTTAGCTGGCTTTTAGCTTGCCCTGGCAACAGGGTAAGTCATAAAGCCAATTAAGGATACATTATGCCTACAGGATTAGACGACATTACTAGCGCCATGAAGATTGCGGGTATCTTGGGGCAGAACGAAACACCGACATCAAGCGAAGCCGATGACGGGTTAGTTGCACTCAACGATATGCTGGATTCGTTTAGCATAGACCGCACCTTCATCTATTCAGTCAACCAGAACAATTTTCCTTTGGTCAACGGCACGGCTTCCTACACGATAGGTACTGGCGGCACGTTTAACATGGCTAGACCGACCAAGATAGACAATGTATTTATCCGCATCAATGGCGTGGATTTCCCGCTTAAAGAACTGAACAACCAAGATTACGACGCCATACCGTTTAAGACTAACGGTGAGTTCCCGATGTACTTCTATTACGATGCAGCATTCCCTTTAGGGACTATCTACATCTATGGCGTACCGACCCAAGGAACTATCTACATCGATACATGGCAGGTCATCACACAATTCACCAACCTGGCAACTAACCTGACTTATCCGCCTGGCTATAACCGCATGATTAGATACAACCTGGCTAAAGAGCTGTGCCCAATGTATGGCATGACATTATCAACCGAGGCCATGCAAACCGCAACGGAATCTTTAGCCAATATCAAGGATAGAAATTTACCAGAATATGTCATGAAAACAGAAGTCGGCTATCTCAATGACGGTCAAGGCTATATTGGGTATAGAGGTTATTAATGGCTGAGATTAACCTATTCGGCATCGGACAATATGGCAAGAGCCACAATGTCACCTCACAGGAGCGCCTGAATTGTTATATCGAAGTGCAGCCAGGTGATGACAGGTCTAAGGTCGCCATCTACGGCACGCCAGGGCTGGATTTATTCACCTCATTTGGAGATACGCCTATCCGTGGCATGTATCAACGCACCGATTTCATCTATGTTCTCCACAGAGGTACGTTCTACGAAGTCAACAATGCTGGCGTAAAGACTATCAGAG